AGCCAAGCAGTCAGATCAGCAGTATTGGTTAGGTTAAGCTCAATAGGTTGATTAGTATATCTAGAACCTAAAGCATTGCTAACAACTGAAGATACTACTGGGCTAACTACTGTGTCAGTTACAGTGTATCCAGTAGCAAAAGAAAATAGAAGTATTAGACTTACTATAAATAGTTTTTTCATAATTATATAGTCCTTTTATCTCTTCTCCAATCTATACCAGCTATAAAGGCACCTGAAGTATATTCAGTATTTATGCAAGTTACTCGCCATAAATATCCTTCTGATCTATCATGTATTTCTAATCGAGTATTTGAGGTATAAGTATCATATACTGTCCAGGTGGAATCTCCTACCTTCTGGTATTCCAGAGTGACAATTGCGCTATATGTTGCTCCCTTAAGAACAAAACATATAAAGTCTGTTTTGTAGAATAGACCAACATTAACACTAGTACTCGAGTAGTCTGCTCCAGGATCAGTATCAACACTTATATAAGATGAAGTGGACTCATCTATAATAGCGTTTGCCCCAAAACAAAATACTGGCATTAAACAAAATAATAAAACTAATAAAATCTTTTTCATTGTAAACTCCTTAATTAATATTTTATACAATACATAACTGTTATGTTTATTGGTCTTGCTTCACTTCCACCTTGATTTGCTATTGTTAATGTATGGGCGTGTGCACCTGCTACTGATGAACTTATGTTACTATGTACCCCTGTTGCTGTTGGTACCATAACTTGATCAGTAAAACTCCCGCCAATGCTTGTGTTTCTTGTTATTGTATGTGCATGAGAGCCTGCTGAATCAGCGTTTCCAGTATGTAAATGCTCTTCATTAGCACAAGCTTGATTTGTTCCAGTATGATCACCAGTAGTCCCATCACCTGAGTCAGTACGACTTGCTGCATCTGGGTCAACTCCAGCGCCATGATCCCAACCTCTTAAAAATTTACCACGCATATCAGGCCGTAAAAATTCATTGTGCTCTTTATGGGTTCCTGTACCGTCATCAAGTATGTCAATTGCTGCTCCACCAGAAGTAAGAGAAACTTTAAAAGAATCAGTTGCACTATCAATTATATAATAATCAGTTTCTATCAATAATCCATCAGGTAAATCACCACCAGATGTTGACAATCTAATAATATCGTTATTAGACATACCATGTGCAGCTACAGTAATAGTATCTGTAGCAAAAGCAGAAGTAAAAGTAGCTCCTGAATTTAAACCAAAGCGATCATCTAAAGCTGCAAATAAAGCAGAATATGTGGTCATTGAAGCGATTGAGCCATCACATTCTAAATAGCCTGTAGGAACAGATTCAGTAATTGTAGTATGTATAGTTCCTACAGGAATAGCTGCAAGTATTGCAGCATCTATTAAACTTTGAGCATCACCTGCCACTGTCTCATCTACATATCTTTTATTAGCTGTTTGATAGTTTGTTGTGGGTAAAGAAGAAGGTGTGACGCTAAAAGCAGTGAACGTTTTAACCCCACCAATAGTTTGATTTCCTGTTTTCTCTACTGCATTTGTGATTGTTGCAGATGCTGCATCAGTAAAAGCATTTGTATCTGCATTGTTTTCATATGCTGTTTTTACCTCAGCATCTGAAAAATCTAAAGCTACAGTCAGTGTTTCATCACCACCATCATTTCCTTCAGTTAATGATATGTCAGTCCCAGCTACAAGTTTGCCATTTAAGAAGCCTGGAGTAGTATCATTAGCTGAAATTAACGAGCCATTAGCTCCTGATATAGCTAACGTGATAGCATATAGATCATCAAAATTATCATCTATAGGACCATCAACTGCTAATACATCTTTAGCTTTACTAGTATTTGTCCATGTTTGTTGTGCAGCAAAACACGTAGCAGCCAACAGACATACTGATAATAAGACTAATAAAAATCTCTTCATTATTAAACCTCCAATTGATTGTACTTAATAAAAAACCCATTAAAGTAAACAGGCTCACCATATAAAACTATATTAGATATACCCACTTGGACACTCCAGCAGTTTATATTAACATCGAGGTCTTTAGGATATTGTAATAAATTAATAAAGAAATCCATATCTTCTATAGACATATCTAACTCTTCAATAGTTATTGTATCAGAAACTGCAAAATACTTTTCTACTGTTAAAGTAGGAGACTCTTCACTTCCATTAGTAAAAATATTAAAATCAAATTTACACCCTGTTTTAGACTTTCCTATGATTTGTACATCAGTTAAATCAGAAAAATCATATGGAAATTCTATGCTTGCACCTTTAAACTCTGGCAATATTTGAACTTCTGTTGCTGCAACTTTGTCTTTATACTCTATCAAGTCTATTTTATATAAATGTCCATTTGCTGCACCAATACTAAATTCACCATCATCCATCCCAAAAGCTGTAGGTACCAATCCAGTAGGTAAAGAATATTCATTCCATGGATATATTACTTCACCTGTTTGTAGAGTAACTTTAGAAGCAATATTAGCAATTAAAATGTTCTCATATCCTGGTAGCATTAACCAATATTGTCTATCAACTGGATAATAACCAGCAAAAGCTTCTGAAGACCAATTTAATTTTATTAAGTTTTCTATTCTTTCTGAAACTGAGAAAGATCGTATATCACCATAAGTATCAACGCCTTGTAGAGTATCTACACCACTTTCAGAGCTGCTCCATAAATCATTAATAGCATTGATTAATGTTTTAGGTAAAGTCCAAGCCTTTTGAAATGTGCGAGGTAAAGACCAATCACTAGGACTTGAACCTATTAACTTACAAATAAATGGTAATTCTTTAGTACCATAAATGTATATATCTTCATATAAACTTTCTAATCCACCTACAGGAAATGAATTTCTATTTTCATCAACAGTACTTAAATAACCTCCACCATTTGAAGTAGAGAAATCTAAGTGTGTGAAGTTACCATACCATACATAACCAGGATTATCTGAATCTCCCCCAAGCCAAGGTCTATTATCTGCTATTGCTCCATAACTTGCTTTTGGTGCCTGACCAGGATGTACTCTCATTAAAGGTTCTTTAAGTACGTCAGCACTCCAAGAACCTGTATAATAGTAACAAGCACCAGCAGTTGCAGTAGAACAGAGAAGCCCTATATAGTTAGAACTGTCGCCACCTGAATGTTCTAGAGTGCAGTAATAAGCAGTACCTGGACTCATCTCAGTTGTTATATCAGTAGCTGCAAATGAAACATTAATAGCTTCTTCAGTTGTTGAAATCTCACTAGCATCAAGAGCTAAATCCTTAGTAGCTAAAACTGAGTCATCTGAGACTAATCTTAGCTTACAAGTTATTGCACCTGATGGACTTCCAGTTCTCTTTAATTTAGCTTCTACTTCTGTTATGGGTATAGTATAGCCTGCTATCCAACCATCTGTGGTAAACTTAACAGCAACTCTAGTATTAGTTCCATCGCCAATTTTTATTTCTGAATCACTATCACCTAAGTAGTTATCAAATTGAACTCCATCGTCACCACCATCATAAGCTAGTTTTAAACTAGTAACTCCATCAAGATATTTTAAAATTCCACCATCTGCCACTAAGCAAACATCATTATATGGAATTAAACTCGCTTCACTTTCAGCTGTTGCAATATAGGTTAATGTTGTCCCATTCAAATAATAAATTCTATTGTTGCTATCACATACTATAGTTCTTATAGTACCTGAGATTACTGCTGTAGCTATTGCTTTAATTTCGCCAGTAGCTGCAACAGTTGTATATATTCTTAAAGGTCTTCTAGACTCAAGTCTTCCACCTTTATTTATTTTCATGTCTTTGCATACAGCTAATTCTTTAGCTGATATCATTTCAGCAGGGACGTTAGTATTTAACCCTAAAGGAAAACCTTGTATAGTTAAATCACCAGGTTCTGTTTGCATATGTTGTATTTTAGCTATTTCTTCAAACATAATATCCCCATTAAGTAGCAAATTTCATTTGTCTTCGTATTGTTCCGTATCTAGTTAAAGAGGTTAACATAGCATCGTTAAATGAGTTCTGGGCTTGCACAGCCTCGACATTAAACCTATGACCTCTTATAACTTTACACTGTAAAACTAAAGCATCTTGCAGTGCGGTATCCCATATCTCGTCAAAAGGAATAGTATCACCTACTGCAGTTAATGCTATTATAGTTTGTCTGTAACTAACAAACACATCTCCTGTAACTTCATCATAATTATAAAATTTAATTCCTGTACTGACTTCTTCATATGAAAAATCATCAGGTAATAGAGCAGTATATCTAGGAATTGTATTTTTACTGTTATTTAATACTAACTTTGGTTCAATAAATTTCTTGTCAGTGATTACATTTATATCACTAACAAGATCAGTTTGTAGATCAAGTGTTAGAGTAATTAGGGGATCCTTGCAGTCATAACCAGCTAATTGAGCTCTGAATTTTTCTAGTTCAGCATTAGCTAGAAGAATCATATCAGCATCGCTAAAATACTGAACATCCTTTTCTTTTATTTTTAGTCTAATTGTTGGTAGTATGTCTGTAAGAGTCCCCATATTACTTATCCTTTAATCAGAGGTTATTGTCACTGCCGCAGCATTAGCTGTAGAGTAATCAGTATCTGTTACTCCAGCATCTGCATTTAACTTAGCAGCCAAAACATCAACTGCTGTAGCTAGTGCAGTAACATCTACAACTACAGCATCGAGTACTGCATTTAATGTTGCATGATATAAACTTGAATTTACGTTTACTTCAGCCATTATACTTCTCCTTAATTATAATCTTTACTCAGGTTTGTATGGGCCTAGAATATTAACTGAAAATCTAGACTTACTTTTCTTGAGCATAATTTTATTAGTGTTTCTATCCAACACAGCTTTAAACCCTGGAAACTGTTTCTCAGCTTCAGCCATAGGGTTTGCAGCCTCATAAATACCAGACCCTTCTTCTACAGGAAGACGAGTAGTTTCTACAGCATCATTCAAAATATTAATTTGAACCTGAGTTAATACACACTCTTGATTTGGGTAACAAACTGCTCTACCTGTCTTAAGATCACCAAGATCATTAACAGGAATAGGGTTGTTTCTGTCGTTACCCTCAGCAAGTAGCGGATTTACTATGCACCTAAAATACAGTTTCCTAATATCAACTTTAGGTTCCTCAACTTTAGGTTCCTCAACTTTAGCTATAACCTTTCTTACTGGTGCTACGTATTTTTTTGTTTCTTTCTTAACCATTCTTTCCTCCAGCTATTTGTCGTCATTATGACAATTTAATAATTATAGTGATGTAACTCCATGCTCAATTCTTGCCAAGAAATTATCATTAAGAATTTTTGCAACAGTATAAGCTTTCCAACCAGAAGTACTTCTCTGGCTTAATGGATCTTCTGTTCCAGATTTGTTGGCTTTCTTAATTATATTCTCTACATTACCTTTCTGCAATGGAATAATGCCGTAAGCATCTTTTGCAATAATAAGAGTCTGGTAAACATCACAAGCAGTATTTGCAGTTGTATAAACTAAATCGTTAGTTACTGCAGAACCACCACCATCTTCTTCAATACCTGCATTAGTTGTAACTAAGAATCTTACTCCACGACACTCACCAATCTCATCCATCATAACATCTTTCTGAGATGAGTATTTTTCAACAGGAATAAAATAGGGCAGATTTTCAATATCCTGGCGACAATCAGTATGTGTTATACCAATAAAACCTGGGCGAATTGCAGAAGTTTGTATCTTAGTAGAAGGCAAGTTGATTGAACGCATTTTCTTAGCATTCGCAGCTTCAAGAGTTCTTATTGCCTGGTTTAAATCAGACAAGCTAAGAGTAGTAATAATATCTGTTCTAGCTGCTACACCATTAGCATATCGAACTGTAGTACCTGCAAGTAGTACATCTCTATGAATAGTATCAATAGAGAGACCTGCTTGTTCACCAAGAATTTCACCAGCTTCAACAAGAATTGGATCGAGACCCATATCGATGAGTTTATCTGTGATAATAACATAATCACCATACTGACCCATAGTTGCACTGATATCTGTTTGACTCAACTGTTTAGATGCAGGTGTCACACCTTCAGTAAGCTGAGTTGTATTAACTGCAAGTGAACCATATTTACGAAACGTAATTTTAGACCCACTGTTTTTAGGAAGAGGTCTTGTTTGCCCAAACTGACTATAAAGTAGTGAAGGTAGTGCTCTTTCCAAAAGATTTCTGTCATAAAAACCTTCGACATTAATAGTAATATCAGAGGTGGTTGTCATAGTATCAGCCATAATTTTTCTCCTTAATAGCCTTTAACTTTTTTAAGTATTTTACCAAATTGATCATTTGGTAAGTCCCATACGTTAGTTTTTCTTTTTGCTTTGTTACTTCTGTTACCTTGGTTACTGCGAAGATTAAAAGTTTTTTTCTTGTTAACTGTTTTGTTGTTAACATTTTTAACCTTCATAACTTGTGCTTTAACTTGATCATAGAATTTAATAACATTCTCTGTTGAACTCGCTACATGGTCGTATTGAGCTTTAGTTAAAGTTTCTGCTGCTTTACCAAAATATGGTACTATCTTTTGAAAGTTTTCAGGATCACGTTGCTGTAGGACTGTAACAATCTCTGGTGTAGTATTACTTTGTTCTGTAGCTGGGTCTGAAACACTTTCCTCTCCTATAAAAGGAGATACTTTTGAAACTGTCTTTTTAAGGTTTGCTGCCATCCATTCATCTTCATTATCATAGTTTTCTCTAGAATCAACTTCAACAAATTTACTGGTAACATGATCATTGATTACATCTTTTAAACTTTTATCAGCATTGACTAATTCAATCAAACGTCTATGTGGTGCTATAGCTTTTGTTTTAGCCTCGTAATCAAAACCTTTTTGAGCTAAGTTAACTAACTCTTGTTGAGTAACTTGAATCTGCTGTCCATTATGTATAATAGTTACACGATCATCCTGGCCAGAAGGTTTTTCCTCTTCTCCCTCTTCTTCCTCTTCTTCCTCTTCTTCAAGAGTAAAGTCCTCAATAACAAAACTCTCATCAGATTCTTCTGAAGTTTGTTCTTCAGATTTCTCAGATGTTTGTTCTGACTCTTCATTGATTTCTTCATTAACTTCTTCAATATCAATGTTTGCAAATTCTTCATCAGACATATCAAAAATATCTTTTTCTTTAGACTCTTCTTTTTTGTCCATCATTATTCTCCTGTTGTCGAGATTTAAAAAATTCTGTTGCGCTCTTCTGTTGAACGTAACCTATAAGTAGCTGTTCTAATCTATCAACTGCATTGCATCGAGCAGTAACTATTTGATGTTGTTCCAAAGTTGCCCCAAAGTTTAGTTCTTTAAAGGCTGCGAAACACTCAGTCTGTTCCTGCTCGAAAAACTCAGCTAATAAACCTGTTAATTTAACAGCTTCATTGCCGTGTTGTCCTGCCTGTCGAACAAGGTTGTTAACATCTGTTGCACTTCCTTGTCCATCTCTATTTGATCCGCTCTTAATGACTGTCCCTCCTTCTGTCTTAGTTTAGCTTTCTCAATTAATAGTTTAACCTTCAACTCCTCCTGTGCCTTAACTAAACCACCAATTGCTGAAATCTTCTCAATGTTGACACCTTCTTGTTTAATCTGAACTTCAGCCATTCGTAGCATTTGTTCCATTTCTTGAATCTGACTTTGTATCTCTTGTGATTGCTTTTGTGCTTGTTCATACTGTTCAGCAGAGTTAAGATATATGTCAGAGTTATAACCCATAGTCTCAATATATTTAGCAGCAATATTGTATGCTTTATCAGGACCAATAAGCCCTGGAAATTTAGCATTGAAATCAAATAGGACTGCGGACATTTGCAATAGTTTTTGTGATTCAGCTTGGCTTGCTTGTTCTTGATTACCAAGTTCTGCATAAGCTTCAACTCGCCCCTGTATCATATCAGGAGTTATCTCAACAGTCTTTCCTAATATATTAGCAGTGAAAGGCTCTTCAAGATTTATCTGCATAAGTAAAGCAGATTTTCTAAAGAAGTCTTTAAGACCACTTTCAGCAAATATGGTACCTATCATCTCTATACGTTTCATAGAAGCTGACATTATAGATTGTATACCATGTGCTGTCTGATTAAGAGTACTAGCATCAGTACCTTGATTATATTTAGTAGAACCTGTTCTATTCTCTTTAATACTTTCAACATATTCTAATAGAGATAATGTAGACTGGTCAAAACCTTTAGGGGTTTCGTTTTTAATGTGTGCTGGGTTAATTCTTTGAACGTCACCAGGAATACCTTCAAGAAATCTTTCTAAATCTAATGGCGCTCCA